CCCAGACAGTCCTCTACAGCGCGTTCAACCGCTCCAACTTCTACGACACCATAACCGAGTTCATAAGTGACGGTGCAACCTGTGGCACCGCTACCATTCAGATCGAGGAGGATGTAGCCAACGCGACCACCGTATTCACTGTCCCGCACTACCGCGAAATCTTCATAGCTGAGAACCAGTGGGGCCGTGTGGACACTATCTACCGTGTCTACAAGATGACTCTACGCCAGCTCTCCCAGAAGTTTGGTGAGGAGCGCATGAAGGCTGCTGATGAGAACTGGGAGAACTCCTACAGCCAGAACATGTATGAGGAGCGGGAGATACTTCATGCTATCTACCCTCGCAAAGACTTCAACCCCTCCCGTATGGATGCTAAATCTAAGCCTTGGGAGAGCTTATGGGTCTACCGTAAAGGTGGCAAAGTGCTGGCTGGGCGCGGTGGTATCTCCACTGCTCAGACTACTGACACTGGTGTAATAGCTCTAGCTGAGGGTGGCTATGACTCGATGCCCACTATCACATGGCGCTGGCGGAAGAATAACGATGAGGTCTACGGAAGGGGGCCAGCACATGATGCTTTTGTTAGCATTGCTCAAGCTAACCAGATGGGCAGAACAAATCTTATTACGGCTCATCAGGCAGCAGAACCGCCTCTCATCGCCTACAGCGATCAGCGGGGAGCCATTCAGCGCGGCCCTGCTGGGATCACCTACCTTGAAGCCAACCGTGGGGACATACGCACCCGTGCCCCTATGCCTCTCTACACCGGAGTCCAGCAGCTTCCCTTCAACATCGAGTTCCAAGACCGGGTGCGCCAGATCATCAACGAGCACTTCCACACGGACGTATTTATGATGATGTCTCAGCTCTCCCAGCAGGGCAACCAGTCCCGCATGGTGATGGAGCAGGTACAGGAGCTACAAGGTGAGAAGGCAGCTATCCTTGGCACCCGAGTAGGCAACCTTCAGTCCGAAGCCTTCGACCCTCTTATCTATCGTATGTACAGCATTGAGTCTGCTGCTGGGAGGATACCATCACCGCCTGACATCCTACTTGAATCTCATCATGGCCCAGTAGAGATTCAATATCTTGGCCCCTTGGCGCAGGCTCAGACACGCTTAACAAAGGTGAGGGCGATTACTACATTCTTGCAACTTGTAGGCCAAGTGGCCCAGATTGACCCCTCTGTACTTCATGTAGTCAACAGCTACGAGACAGTCAAAGAACTTGCTGATGCGGTGAACGTACCCGTAGCGTGCCTGAACGATCCTAAGACCTACGCTATGATCCTCCAGAGCCTTCAGAAGATAGCCCAGCAAGACCGTACCGCTGAGAACTTACCGAAGGTAGCTAGGGCAGCAGCATCACTCAGTAAGGCACCAGAGGCAGGTAGCATTGTAGAGCAGCTTATGCAGGGTGGTGAGGGGTCACCAGCACAATGACACCAGCCGAGGAAATGATCCAGCGATACCATAATGTCTTTGGCACATCAGAGGGTCGTATCGTGCTTGGTGACATAGCAACAGTTGGTCATGTATTCGACGTACTTGATCCTAACGATATTGCACGAGTCTCAGAACGTAACTTTGCTCTAGTCATCATGCAGATGGCTGGGGCACTAGATGCTCTATACCTCCAGTTAGGTATGGCACAACACTCTAATCCCACCCAGGACGTGGGCTAAGAAGGGAGCAATAACATGGCAGGAACAGCACCAACTTACGACAACATCAAGTGGGGTGGCCCACAGGGATGTCGCATTCCTCAAGAGGTATTCCCAGCAACCATGTCTGTAATCAAGGAAACAGACATTAACATTGGTGGGGCTGGTACAACTAACACCATTACCATTAGCCCTGACCAAACACTCTCTAGCTACTACACACTTACGAATGCTGGTTCAAGCACAACCACAGTTAACTTTCCTGTGCTCCACAACGGGTTTACATTTGTTGTCTTTAACAACAGTGGTCAAACAGCTACCTTCAAGATCACAGGTAAGACTGGTATTGCTGTAGTCAGTGGTAAACGCGCTACTCTTGTCATGGACAAAGTTGCTGGTGACATTCAGCGTGTGACGGCTGACACTTAAACGAGTTGGGGGTGGTCAGGGCCAGATTAGCCTTTTCTGGAGTTCCAGAGTGGGCTACCCCCTTTATACCTGGAGGAGTATAGAGTATGTCAAAAGGTGGAGCTAGCAAGAGCGGCAGCAGTGCAGGTGGCAGTAAGCCGCGAAGCTTAGGCGCTGCTGCCGGTGGGGGGCAGCCTAGCGGTGCTATCCTAGATGACACCGCTGAAGTCCTACTCCAACAGAAGCAACGCTTCAAGGCATGGGCTAAGGGCTACCGTGATGCCAAGCTGAAGCCCAACAAGCATGAATCTCTCTACCCATGCCCAGTGGATTGGAAGTAACCATGTTTAGTTATAGCCACTTACTCAAAGAGATTCTCGCGGTACTCCAAAGTATTGACTACGATTTGCACAAGATACTTGTGTACATCCAACCCAAACCCCTAACCGCTGCAATAGCAGTACGTTTCACAGGAGCAACAATGGCAAACAGTCTCACTCTCAATGTTGGTCAGACCTCGCAAGCGTCGATTGTACCCTTGCTAGCTGACGGCATCACCCCTTCAGGTGGCGTTCTCACCAACGTCGCCTACACCTTCAGCGATCCCTCAGCAACAGTTGTACTCAATGCTGATGGACTTACCGCCACGGTTACTGGTGTGGCAGCTTCCACTACCGCAATTAAGGGCACAGCTACCTGTACCGTAACCGACACCGATGGCGTTGTCTCAACATGGTCGCAGGACTTTACCATCCAGACCAACGCTGTGATTGTGCCAACGCAGCTCACGCAGTCAATCGCAGTGGAGTTCACTACTCCGGTCGCGGCTGGAGCAGTTGGTGCATCGGCATCACTGAAGGCTGGTGCGACACCCGTTGGTCAACGCGCAAAAGTTGGGTAAGTAACTTAACTGGGGTAGCACGCGCTGCCCCCTCACAACCCTAATCAATGGCCCAGCGCCAAAGTGAGAGGAAACAATGCCTGAAGCAGCAGTAGTGGAAACACCAGTACCAGTAGTAGAAGCACCCGTAGTTACGCCTACGCCCGAAACTACATCCTTGGGATGGAGAGCAGGTCTGCCCGACACCCTCAAGACTAACCCTGATCTTGCTACCTTCAAGACTGTTGGTGACTTTGCCACACACGCGCTTGAAGTACAGAGCAAGGTTAAGGAGCTTGAGACTAAGCTGGCAGACTCAATCCCCAAACTACCGGATGATGCCACAGACGAGGATCGTAACACCTATCTTGATGCTTTAGGCAGACCCCCGAAAGCCAGCGAGTATGAGTTAGATGGTGAGGACAAGAACGCCCCTGAGTGGACGAACTTCTGGAAGGATAACTTTCATCAACTGGGCTTGACCAAGGCTCAGGCTAAGACCTTGAGCACGCAGTTCAATGGGCAGATACAGAAGATAGTCGATGCCCATAACACTGCACTCAAGGCCGAGATGACTACTGCTGAACAGAAGCTCAGAACCGAAATGGGTGACAAGTATGACACCAACGTGGAACTGGCCAAACGGATGTATAGCAAACAGCTTGAGACAGAGTTTGATGCAGACTTTGCAGATGCACCACCCAAAGCACGCTTTGGTATGGTTCGACTCCTTCTCAAGATGGCTGCTTTGACCGGAGAGGATACTTCCCCACAGGGTGGGCATTCAACTAACGCTGGTGCTGTCAAGCCAGAGGATGCTTGGATGAATATGTACAAGAACCCTGTTAAGAGGTAGTAACCGCTTCCTCGGTGTAGTTAGAGGATTAGCCAATGGCTGATGTTTCGCAACTGGGGTACACAACGCTCCAGGATGTCATTAACAACTACTCTACGGCAGACGCCCGTGCGCCATTCGTAATGGCCGCTCGTGTGCTTGACCGTATGTGTCCACTCATTCGGTATCTACCCATGATACCCTCCAACCAAATCCTCAGCAACATTGCTGTGCGAACTGACTCGTTGCCCGTTCCCGGTACGCGACGCTTTAACACAGGCGTCCAGCCCACCGCAGCCAAGAACACTCCCATCAGTGATCCGATGGCTCTGTTCGAGGCTTACAGTGAAGTTGACAAGGAACTCTACCGCATCCAGAACAGTCCCGATCAGTGGCGCATGGATCAAGACCTTAACCACGTAGAAGGGTTCAAGCAGCTAATGGAATCCCTGCTGTTCTACGGCAACCTGACGCAAGACCCTGGCTCGTTCAACGGATTGGCTACAAGGTTTAATAACCTGGAGTCGTACCCGAACGGCGACCAGTCGTGGTTGCCAAACGTGTGGAACAATGGTGCTACCTCTGGTTCCTGTACCAGTGCGTGGTTCCTTGAACTGGGTCAGCAGAAGGT